CAGTTATTTTCTGAATTTAACCATAGTTTATACACGTAATGCGTTGCTGTATCCAAACTTGTGTACCTCTTATAATTGTAAAGAGTACCGATATTGTCAACAGGTGGTAATTCGTCGGGTGGGTTACCATCGAGTGATCCTGCAGCAAACCTAAACGGATGTGATGGATGACTTGCATTGTTGAAGGTATACGTCGTACCTTCGTATAAAGTCAATGTTGCCTGTTGAACACCATCTATAAAGTATTTATTTCCCGAACCAGTCGATTGAACCGTTACATTAAATGATTTACCAGGTGTCGTTGGATTAGGTAAAGTAAATTTAAGCATCATACTTCGGATAAGGTCACCTTTGTTCTGTGGTATGCGACACTCGATAATTTCGTCAAAATCGGCGTTACCATCGAATGGTGATTCTATCGCTTCGATAGCAAACTTAGTATGACGTTTAAAATTCATCAGGAAATACGAAAATTCGGGTTCTCCAGTAAGCCACTGGTCCTGGATACCCGTGATAGAAAGCTGTAGTCGCCCGGCCATTCTTACTCTATGTGAGTAAAATTTTATAAAATAAAACGAGGCGGTATAATAGATGAATCTTCAATTGAAGAAATTCAAACCCGAAGGTATGGCCGACGATAAAGTGTGTGTTTTTATCGGAAAACGTAACACGGGTAAGTCAACACTTGTTACCGATATTTTGTACCACAAAAAACATTTACCAGCTGGGATCGTTTTATCAGCAACAGAGGAAGGTAATCATTATTACCAGCAGTATATACCGGACCTGTTCATTTATGGAGATTATGACAGGGAAGCCATAGAACGTGTTCTCGAAAGACAAAGGAAACTTGTCGGTGGAGGTAAGTCGAATTGTGGTGCATTCCTCCTTCTGGATGATTGTATGTACGATTCAAAGTTTATGAAAGATAAGTGTATCAGACAGGTTTTCATGAATGGACGACACTGGAAAATCTTTTTCATGCTGACAATGCAATATTGTATGGATTTACCTCCAGCGCTCAGGGCAAACGTAGATTATGTATTTATTTTACGGGAAAACATTATTCAAAATCGTGAGAAGTTGTTCAAATCCTTCTTCGGGATTTTTCCAACGTTCGAGATGTTCAATAAAGTTATGGATTCGTGTACTGAAAACTATGAGTGTTTGGTTTTGGATAATACATCTAAGAGTAACAAAATAGAAGATTGTGTCTTTTGGTACAAAGCGACCCTACGTAAAAATTTCAGGGTCGGGGCCCCAGAATATTGGCAGACACACAAAAAGATGTTTAATCCAAAACATGCTAACATGAAAGTATCGGATGCACGTTCGGCTACGAAGAAAACACAGTTTAAAGTTACAAAAAAGACATAGCGACTTTATCAGGACACTCCATGCGTCAATGACACTCCATGAAAACCTATGACTACATAAATGACGGACGTTAGAACAATGAATTTATCTGATAACAGCGATGGTATGGTACCCCTTAATAATAACCAAGGGACATCATTTGTGTCGAAAAATCAGCCAGAAAAAAATATTGAATCAAAACAAACGATGGACTCTACTCCAATTTCTGATATTATGGGTCAAGAAGAACCACTCGAACTATCGATGATGGGTGCTGATCCACGTATGACACAAATGCAAATGCAAGCACCGATGATGATGATGCAACAACAACCAGTTGCACAACAAGCTGCACAAAAAACTACAGGGACTAAAAATCCATTCAACCTTACTGACGACCAGTTTGAAGCACTCGTTGTTGCGGCGTGTGCTGCGGCGGCAATTAGTAAGCCTGTTCAGGAAAAACTCGCGAACTTCATTCCATCGTTCTTGAACGACCAAGGGAACCGAAGTGCAGTCGGGTTAGCATCGACCGGTTTGGTCGCGGCTATAGCCTTTTATATCGCAAAAAGATACGCTTAATACGAAGGAGTATTAAAATGTTTATACATATTTTTTCCAAATAAGAAATAGGAAATAAGAAACCCAATCAGTAATCCAAATGCGCGAAGTCCCAAAACAGTTATTGTACTCCTCGTAGTTTTACCATAGTCTTTAAAGTTTGTTTCTATACGTTTATTTATTTGGGATATACCAGCGACTACACCCATACCTATAAGCGTGGCCGCCATCAAGAAAGGACCGTCTACGGCCAAACGTCCGAATGTTTCACCACCACGTGGTAACGCACCCATTAATCCCGGTATAGCGACCATCAATAAACCCATATTTGCCCATTGATTGTTTGTTAAGAGTGGTGCACTTGTTGTTAAAAGTAAAATGTTAAGTAAAAAGTATA